TCAGGCCCTGGCCATCTGTCTCCCCGGAGATGTCGGCCAGTTCCCTGCCAGTATAGGCAGACCAGAGTCCTTCCGACCAGCCGCGAAGGCTGGCGTTGCGTGAGGAGTCCAGCCCGCCAGACCACAGAAATGGCCGAAGGTCATACTCCGACACATACACACGCCAGAGTCGGCAACGCGCCGGTTCGACGTCGGCGCAGATGAGAGAAATTTTTTTAAGGTCTGCCTCAGATGGAATAGAGTCAAATCGCAGCTGGTCGCCGCCCAGTTTTCACCTTCGCCATCTTCTTCAATCTCCGCGGTGTATCCGTACAGAGCCAGGGCACGACGCATAGCTGCTGGTGTCCCTTTGATGCGGTGCCAGGGGACGGAGTTCAAAACAAATGCGCGCAGCTTCTCGTTTGTTTTTGCGGCGTCGCGGAAGTCCACGTGCCACTGCCACGCAAGCTGTTCGAGCTCTTCAGTGGAAAGATTTTTGAGGCCGCCCCGGGCCTCTGTCAGCCTTCTGAGCGGTGCCAGCATTCCGGCGGAGTCCTGCTCTTCCAGACGTCCGTAAATGAGAAGGTTCGGAACAGCCCGGACGATAGTCTGCAGGAACGGCGAGATCGCATCAGCCGCGGCAGCTATCTGGCTGTCACTGTGGATACTCTCGGGAACAAGCTGGCGGAAGACGAGGTCATGAAGATGACAGCTCATTCTTCTTCGAGGCCTCCGTACGTGAGGGTGACAGTTCCCTCTCTGGCAATTTCATTTTCCTTGAGCACAGTGTATACGGGAGAACGAACGACAACGCGCCTTGCTCCCGCCTGCTCCATCAGACTGATGAGCCTGGTCGGAAGAATGTCGCGTCCGGGCTTGGAGCGCTGCCAGAGGATATAGGATTCCACGGCAGAGGTGACAGCGCTGCTAATCGTCGCGAGCAGAGCTTCGTCCGCTTTTGACAGGAACCATGTTACATCCAAATCATAAAAAACACCATCCGGAGCCTGCACAATTACCGTGTCAGTGAGCGGCCTTACGTCATCGGCAGACAGTTTCTGGCGGACGGCTTCCAGAACATCTTCAGAGGGAAGTTCTCCCCCTTCCAGTACAGGTCGCACATCAACGGTGCCCGGCGTCGGGCAGGACACGGAGACGTCAGCGATATCCTGAGACACACCCATAGCCAAGGCTCTGTACATGCCGGCAGGCCCGGCGCACGTGTACGCCTCAGGGGATTCCTGGATGCGCTGACGGTAATGGGCGTCTGTCTCCACGTCCGCACCAAGCATGGTTGTAGTCGTATTCTCGACCGAAGCCACATAGGCGACAGGGTCCACCAGCACACAGATCTGTCCCGCAACGAACCCGTTAGCATCGCTTCCGGCTGCCTGCGCTGAAGCGGTGACTTCTCCGGATAGAGCCCCCGCCTGAATGACTACGGATTTGTCTGTCGCAAAAACCGTTTTCCCGTCAGCCGTTGCGGCCTTGGTTCCCGCGGGGATTTCGACGTCAAAATCAAGCTCTTCCTGCAGCGTGAATCGAAGCGTGCTCGACGCGCTCGAGGCGCCAAGACGCCGGGTGCCTGTCATAAGGCCTATGGCGTCCAGGTGTTCTCCCGAGGCGAACTGGAGCAGGTTCGCTTTGCCCGCCATATCGATGATGGAATTCTGGAGTGCAAGGACGTATGCCAGGGATTCCAGGAAGAGGCGCACGGGGTCGCCGGGGTACAGTGTCGTTTTCGCGATGGTTTCATAGGAAGTCAGGACGCTTTTCTCAACGTCCCCGACGGAAAGTTCTGCAAACGAAAGGCTCACAGTTCAACGCCCTCCCTGAGTGAAAAACGGACGACAGGGCGCACAATGCCCTGCATATGCTGCTCTTCCGTCAGCGGTTCAAAAGTCACGGAAGCGACGGAAACGCGGGGCTCGTACTTCTCAATGGCGTCAATCAGGCTGGCAGCCAGGTGAGCCGTCTTTCCCGGCGCAGGGGAATCGATCATTTCTCCGTCATTGGCGAATCCCCGGTCCATAGGCACGGAGTACGTCAGCGTGCGCAGTATGGTACGCAGGCACTGGCGGACGGAATCCATCCCTGCAGCGCCTATGATTACAGGAGAATCATCCAGAGTCAGGACTTCACTGCTTTGTGGCATTGCTGTTCTCCATGGGCATCCAGTACCAGCTCTTCATCCTGAGCGATAAATCTATACCGGACGGAGCAAGCCAGCCGGCGTCATTCGTCAGTGTGGGCGAGAGCCGCTGGCTGATTGAGGTGATGACCACCCTGCCCCAGTTCTGGCCGCACAAGGTAAGACGGAGTACGTCACCCTTGCGCATATGCGAGAGAAGCTGAATCTTAACGTCATCGGGTTCTCTCTCCATGAGCTGGCGGGAGAGGCGCACGTCCAGGCTGATTTCCGGCGTTTCCGGCCCAAGCCATTCCATGACCGGGTAGCTTCCGAAAACGTTATGCTCTTCGTACCTCATCCGGCTGTCTGCAGAAATATTCTGCGGCACGAGAACATTCATGGTTCCCGCTTCAAAAACGATATCACCGAGAGTTCCAACTTCCATGGCTACCCTCCGACAGGCTCACCGGTATCGGGATGTGTATGGTGCCTGAGCGAAACGGAGCCGGCGGAAATATCGTCGTCAGGGGCCTTGATTCCCCCGTCCCTCACTGTGATATTCCCGCTCACCAGAGCACTTCCGGGGTTGCCGTCTTCGTCAGTCATAATCACTGCCCCGGCCAGCTCGATGAACGGCGCTTTGAGTTTGATGTCTGTTTCCGAAGAAACGGAGACAGCGCCTTTCGCCTCAACACTGACATTGCCGTTCACCTTAGCGGTCAGCGTATGGGCCTTTCTGTCGTACCAGAGTTCCGTGCCGTCTTCGTATCTGCTGTAGGCGACCTGCTGTTCCTGACCGGGGGCGGGAACTGCCTGGGAATAAGGAGCGCCAAGGTACGCCCCCTGCTCCTCCCCCTGCCCGGACTCCAGGACAAGAGCAGTCTCGCCGATGTCTGGCAGTTTGATTTCCTGGTCCCGCAGAACGCGGCGCTGGAGCGTCTGATAGCTGTTCGTGTTGAGCTCGTCGGCGTCGTTCAGCTGAATCTGCGCTTCGCCGTCCTTAGTCCCTGTCACCCTGCCATATCGCATGGAGACGTAGTTTCGGGATTCCAGACGGGCTACACGGGCTTCGAGGTCAGCAAGGTTAAACATGAGCGGCCCCCCAAAAAGATTAAGCCCCTCCCTACCTGAGAAAAAAACCACCTACAAAAGCGAATAAATAAAGCGGGAATCCAAGAGTAAAAAACGTCACCACCGCCAGCCAGACGCCAACCTTGAGACAAGGTTTTACAGCCCATAGCACCAAAAAAACAATTTCTATAATATCCGGTATCGCATAAAGCCAAAAAAATTGAAGATTGAAAGCTGGATGCCTCATCCAGTACCTGCAGAAAAGTTCTGGTATGGGTATCTGCAAATCCTCCCAAATAAACGGCCCTGCAAAGGGAATTAACAGAAAAAGAGCAAGCGGCAGGGAAATGATTTTCAAGACATGGCGATAATCTACGCTCATAAATATAGTTCATAGATCCTCTCGCGAAAGTTTTCAACCTGATGAAGGACCGTAAACACATAAAAATCCCCACCGAAATCGTTCTTTGCCCTAAATTGTCGAAAAACTCCGTTGTTTAAGTAGATTCCATCTCCTAAAGGATTTTTAGAAAAATGTAATTTCTGGCAGTTCCAGCTGCCCAGCCCTATAATTTTTTCCTTCAGCCAACCGTCATCTTCAAACTGAAAGGCATCATAGGCGTAAACCGCGCACTTCTGCATGTGGATACGGTGCCTTCCATCAGGCAATGGCTCAACATACCCGCCAGCGAGTGCCCGCAATGTAAATCCGCCCATACATGCTTCCAGGCCGTCAACATCTCTCACTGACAGGCTAATGTCTGAACCGGGGATTGGACATCCCTGATGGTAAAACTCGCCCCATCCTGGCCAGTCAATCTGGGTGAAATCGAATTTCTCTATCTGGCTGGTGATATACCCATGCCTCTTGAGAATTTTTCCGAGGCTCTCAAATGCGGCGGCATTTGTGACGTCATTAGAAATGTTGTCCTCAGGCCCTTTATTGATGGTCAGTTTTTGATACAAATTCTTTGCTCTTTCAAACTGCATCAGCCAGTCCCAATCCAGCCACATCGGTGTGCTGCCTGAAGGGCCAATCCGTGTCTTGTGCCCTATCCACCGCTCAAACATGGTTTTAAGATAAAGCCACCCCTGACGATCCTTTTCAGAGGCCTGCTTCTCCGCCATGGCTTCAGCTATATCTGGCAGACAGAGGATTGTTTTTTCTGCATCAGAAAGTTCTTCCCCTCTGCTTTTCCTGATGCAGAACACCGCATTGGAGAACATCTGCTCCCATGAAGATAGCTCGACGTCCGTGTTTTTATTTTTAGGCTCAGCCTGCTGAGCTGCCACGCCGCTTCTGCTTGTCACCTCCACTCTCTTCGCTACCAGCACCCTGTCTTCTCTGCTCCTGCATTTCGAGAGTTCGAGGGAAGTCGTGTAGCCGCTGGAAGAAAATTTGTGCGTGGCTTTCTTGACAAGAAAGTTCCCCGCAAAGACTCCGAAGCCAGTCAGGGAAATGACCTGGCCGGCATACAGCTTCGGACAGCCCAGAATGTCGATTGAACAGGTGTTTTCCTTTTCGTTCTTCTCCTGAAGCTTCGCTTTGGCCTTTCGGGCAGCATCCGCGGGGCTCTCGGTCCTGCTGTCGAGAGTAATGCTCTTGTCGGCGTCATCGGGCTCTTCGCCAGAGCGGTCTGCTTCCACTATGGCCGTGTGCGTCTTGCCCTGCTTCGGGTCCGTGTAAACGGACTTCGCCTCCGTGTAGCCGGTATCAGAGCTCGAGGTTTTGAAGCTCCAGCTGGTAGGGGAATACATGCTTCCCTTCATGGGGATGGCCAGAACAGCCTCCTGCATTTCAGCCTTGCGGCCGTCACGAATGACGAGTTTCCCGTCATGCACCTTGCAGTGGAAACCGTTTTCCCGGCACTGCCTGTTCAGGAAGCCGAGGTCACTGTCACTGCGCTGGTCCTTCCGCTCAAAGCTGCAGGGGTCGCCATCATACTGGAGTTCAAGATTATGCTCCTGCGCAATCTGGCCGGCGACGGTCCGGAAGGAAGAGTTCTGCCAGGCACGGCTCTTCCGGCTGTCCCGGAGACCTGTCGTCATAGCTGACGTCAGAGCTTTGATACGGACCTGCGTAGGCGGCCCGGAGTACTCTATCTCGTCAATGGTGAACTCGCCGCACAGAAGCTTCAGGTCCCTGCCAGGCTCTTCCCAGCTCCTGCAGACAGCCGTGCATTTCACTTTCGTTCCCTTGGAGGGCCTCCAGTCGCTGCTCCAATGGCCGTCGCGGTCGTGCAGCGTAAACTGCAGGTCGTCCGCTTCGCCATCAGCACTGTCCGTGTACGTCAGCTCTTTAAGATACGGAGCAGTGTAGTCTGTGGCATCATGCCCGCCAATCCAGAGTTTGATTTCAAACCGTCTTGCTTTTTCTTCAGTCATTGCTCACCCACCCCGGAAGAACTTCGGCAGAAACAGGAGCTTCCACTTCAGGGACAGTCAGATCAACGCCGGCAGAAAAAAACACGACATCGGCATAGCCGGGGTTGGCGTCGATAAGCTCGCGGGCCATGCTTTCCCTGCCCCAGATGCGATAGGCCGCCGCGTCAAACGTATCGTCCTGGATAGTCCGGTACAGATTAGTTTCCAGCAGCGGCATACATCTTCCTCACCTGGTCATTGACTATGTTGGAAATCATGTTCTGCAGGTCGTTCTGATGGGCTTTCACCACATTCATCACGCCATTGGCAAAGTCTGCGGCAGGCATCCCGTTGATGGTGAACTGGAAGGTGGCCGCATTATTCACGACAGGGGCCTGTGCTGGCGCAGCTTTGGGTGCCGGAGCGGCAGCAGGTGCGCTTTGAAGAGCCGGCAGAGAGGCCGGTTCTTTCGCAGAAGCCGGCTGCGGGGCAAGAGCCTTCGGCTGCGCCCTGAGCCCTGCAGGCCTGGGCGGCCCGTACATATCCGGCGTGGGGTGAGCTTCCGCATACTCTGCCTGAATACGGTTGAACTCTCCGGCCGAAGTCCCTGCTGTTCCCGGAGCCGCGGCCTGCTTCTTCGCCTCTATTTCGGCCGCTGCCTGACGCCATTTGGCGTCTTCGGACTCAGCAACCTTCTCTTCAGGGCCGGAAACGATGTCGCTGATTCCCTTCATGGCCTTAGTGAAATGCCCTGAGACCCATTCGCGAATTCCCTTCACAGCATCGGAATTCCAGGCTTCGGAAGCGCTCTCCGAGAAGTCGTCCCACATGGAACCAAAGCTTTCCCCAATTTCCTTTATGTCAGCAAGCATCCCGTCCATGACAGTTCTCGCAGTCTCAGAATTGTTGTAAAGGACGACAAGGCCGCCGGCCACAAGGGCAAGGCCTGCAGTGACCGGGTTGAAAGCGGCCGGTCCAAAACTCAGCAATCCTCTGAGCCCTCCAGTCAGCGCAGTAGAACCGGCCGCTGCTGTTGCCGCGGATCTGCCTATGGATGGCAGGAGCATACTGAGCGCAGAAAGCCCAGGCTTCACAGCCCAAAACGCCATCTGGGATGCCAGAACGGCAGTTTTAAGACCTATGAAACCCGCAGCCGCCATGGCGAGTCCCTGCACAAGCTGAGGGTGCTGCTTAACAAAATCGCCGACTGCCCGGACGGCACCGGTCAGCCCCTGCACAATCTCACGGAGAGCCGGGGCAACTGTGTCGTACAGCGAAATGGCGACTTCCTCATACGCCGAATTCAGCCCCTTGAGGTCGCCAGACAGGTTGTTGGTTTGTTCAGTGGCGACTTTCGCCGCATAGCCCTGCTCATAGAGACTGGCAGACATGGACTGAATCGAGCCATCTGCTGCGGCCTTCATCAGGATAAGGCCTTTGGCGAAATGCTCCTGGCCGAACAGGGCTTTGGCCATAGCGATTCGCTGTGCCTCTCCCATGTTCCGCATTTTTGCTTCCATTTCTTTCAGAAGCGCGGGCAGGGGTTTCATTTTGCCATGAGCACCCTTAACGCTGATCCCCAGCTTCTTAAGAGCTTTGCTGGCTTCTGACGGCGGGCCCGCCATGCGGGAGATAATGGCGCTCAGGCCTGTACCTGCCTGTTCTCCCTGAATACCAGCGTCACCAAGCTTGCCGATCATCGCCGCCGTATCCTGGAAGCTCTGACCGGCATTGGCCGCAGCAGGCCCCACGTATTTGAAAGAGTTGCCGAGAGATTCCAGCGTCGTGTTTGACCGGGTAAACGTTTTAGCCAGGACGTCGGACACGTACCCCATCTGCTCGGCCTTAAAACCGAAGCCAGTCAAAATATTGGAAGCGACGTCAGCTGTCTGGCCAAGGTCCATTGCGCCGGCAGACGCAAGGGAGAGCATGCCCGGCATAGCCGCCATAGTCTGATGAGCGTTGAAGCCGGCCATGGACAGATACGTCATACCTTCCGCGGCCTCTTTGGCGCTCCAGACGGTGGTCGCGCCAAGCTCCCGTGCCTGTGCGCTCATGGCCGCCAGGTCCTGAGTGCTGGCCCCGGATATAGCCCTGACCTTCGACATGGATTCTTCAAAACCGATGCCGACTTTGAGAGGCTGGGCCAGAGCCATGGCGCTCATGGCCGTGCCCACGGCCCTTCCGTAGAACTCCGCACGCTTTGCAGACGCCTCCTGCAGAGTATTCTGTACCCGCAGCTTGGCATTGTACCTTTCGAGAGCTGCGGAGGCCTGGTCATGGCTTGCCCTGAGAGTTTTGGCCGTCGCGCCGTACTCTCTCGCAGAAGCCATAGCCTCCCTGTACTGGCGGGACACCTGGGTAAGGGCACGCGTCAGCCTTGCATCCCCTGGATTAGCCTTAAGCTGGCTTACCAGGGCATCCCGCTTGCTCTGAAGCTCCATGGCGCGGGACATGACGCGCTGCTGCTTCGTGGCCGCGGCCATCGCGGCGCGGGTTTTCTCGATAGAGTTTCCCACGGCTCCGAAGGCCTTTGCCACGGACGAACTGAGCGTAGCCCCGATTGCGAATCCAATTCCTATGGTTCTAGCCATAGCGCTGCTCCCCTGCCAGGCGTGCGTTCACACGCTCTGCGGCTTCCAGCCATTCAGACACACCATCAGCCGGCAGCCGCCGCACATCGGAAAGAGGCATGCCTGCCAGTCTCCCGAGCACGACGGCTGCCTCTATAAGACTATCCCTGGACGGGCTTGCGAAATCGGGCAACCATGTCATCAAGCGCATCGAAGTCCTGCAGATCAAGGAGACGAAGATCCTCGATGTTCAGGCCGCACAGGCGCGCAGCCAGCCGGGCAGAACGAAGAATGACATCACCCCCGTCCGGAGGAAGGTCGAGGATGTCACCCACGGTGGGACGCCGGACTTCGAGATGGTCGAGCTTCTTACCGTCTGCGAGAATGACGGGATGATTGAGCTTCAGAATTTCATGCTCAGACATCCTTTTCCTCCTACTCTACCCTACATGCCAAGATTGTTTCTCACGGTGGAGAGAACGTCCTTACCGTTCACGAAACAAATCATGTTAAGCTTGTCGACTTCCACGCGCTCAGTTCCGCCAATCCAGACTTTGATGTACTCACATTCAAATTCAGTCTCGGGTTCCATCTTCTTCCCTGCCTCCATCTTTCCAAGACCGATGGTCTTAGGCATGCCCCTGACGACAATTTTCACAGCCCGGTCAACAAACTGATGTGTGGCAGCATCAAGGTCCTGAAGGTTCCCCCGGATGTCGAGATGATGCCCTTCAGGCGACATAAGGGCCAGAAGGTCCGTCGTGACGGTATTCCAGGTGAGCTTGAGGGACATGGACTTGAAGTGCCCCTTGACGGGCATGGACAGCTCGCCGCCAATGCCGAGACCGCTGACGTCTTCAGTCATATATTCAAAGCTGGGGAGTTCCACCGTGGCCAGACCAAGCTGGGAAGCCCCCTCGAGATAAACCCGGGCGTTAGTAAGAACCGTGGGGATCGGTGTAGTCGCCGCAAGATATTCAGACATTTTCAGTCCTCCTTATTCGCCGAAGAGAGTGCTGAGGTAGTCGGGATCGTATTCGATGGTGAACACGAGTTCCTTGGCTGCCTGAGGAGGCGTCACATACACATGCCAGGTCACCTTCCCTGCCAGCAGATCCGTTGTCGGATTTTCGTCAGCCTCGAACGTGACACGCCCGCCAAGGATGTATTCCTTGCCAGTAAGACCATTCAGCCAGCAGTTGAACGTATCCTGCACAGTCTCGATGAGGCGGCGGCGCAGGGGTGTGGAGACGTACTGCCAGCAGGTGAGAATCAGAGTATTCCCAATCCAGTTGAACATCCTTCTGACCGGAATGCTGGCGTCCTTGATGTCGGTGTTGCCAGGGTAGACGGTCGTCTGATCACCCCATACACGAAGGCCGCCGATGATATTGAGGCCGGTGACGATGCCGTTGCCGTTCAGCTCGGCTGCTTCGAGAGGAGTCAGATGGAGCTCTTTGCCGGCATGCACGAGGCCTTCGCACAGAAGTTGGTAGTTGGACGGGCTCCAGAAGGGAACGTCGCCGTTAGCAGCGTCTCTGGAAGCCATGGCGGCTGCGAGATGGACAGTGCCAGGCTCAGTGACTCCGTTATACGTGCAGTCTCCGAAGAAACAGCAGCAGTTTTCCAGAGTAAGATTGCTGTCGTTGAGCCAGGCTGCAACCTTGGAACGGTCAGAGACAGAAGCGGGCACACCAAAGAGCCCCATGGCCTTGAAGAACCCGGAAACGCCGGAAGCCGCGGCAGCGACTGCGATGGATACGGCAGGTTCGTTGCGGCCGGGAGCCAGGACAAGGCCGGGTTCCAGACGGAAGCGGGGATAGACCTCATCCACAAGAGAAAGACCCGTACGGTTTCCGGCAGCGTCAACGCCTCCGATAATATCTTCGTCTTTCACCTTGGATACGTCTGCCGTGCCGTCCTCATCCTTATGTCTGGCTGGGTCGAAGACGTTGATGAAGACGGCAGGAGCAACGCCATAGCGGCCAAGGTAGACTTCTGCGGCCTGATAAAGAGGAAAATCTTCCTTGTTTTCATTGTCACCAGGAGCGCCAAACGTGGAAACGAACTCGGAGAAGGAATAGATGAGCTTCGGTTCGTTAACCGGAGCCGCGGAAGAATCTGTAAGATGATGGACCGGTGCCACGCCCACGAAAACCGGGAGCGCGGAATTCGCCTGGGCGGGAGTGGCAATAGAAGTCGCCTGCTCCTGGATATATACGCCGTGTCGATACTGAGCCATGGAGTATGTCTCCTTAAATTCCCGCCGGAAGTTCCCAGCGGGTCAAAATGACGCCCTCCTGGTAGGGCTGTGCCTGGCCGTCTGGACGGCCCCAGTCAATGAGTCTGTCCCCTTCCCAGAAACCGAGGCGGTACCTACCCTCGAGGGGGACGGTCTGCGTGCCTGCACAGTAGCTGGCCACGCGGGACATTAAATTGTGCAAATCCTCGCAGGCGTCTTCGATGTCTTCAGCCTGGACTGCGCACCTGAACGCGATCTTCACACTCTGGACTTTGTCGCTGAGAAGACTTCCCCCGAGATCCTGAATAAGGACAAACGGCACCTGATTTTCGTCCGTCTTGGATGGGAGGGAGCCGATGTAGACTGCCGGGGGCAGGCTTGGGTGGCCATGCACAGGCAGGGAAGGTTCCTCGTCTTCAACAAAAACGGCATTCCCATCAGCCAGATACTCATCCCCGGCCGTGAGCAGGGCAGATATATGAAGAGCACCAGCCTCGCCCTCTCCCCCAAAGGTCCAGAGGCCTGGCTTCTGGCTGGCGATGGCGATGCCGGGAACGTCTCGGGCGTCTTCCTCGCGGGTGTTTTCGCACGCGGACTCTAAAGCACATATTCTCCTCCAATAGGCGGCAGGCCGGCCCTTTTCTCCGGGCAT